TTGGCAATACGTGCAAACGCTATACATGCTCGGAACTACCATAAGTTCTATCCCAGCAGACACACTTTCTATGATTGAAAAGGTCGCCAAGGAATGTGCCGATAAGCTGGAGGGTGATGGTGGCGGAATCGATGAAGCCGCTCTCATGGAAACTATGCAGGGTATGCTAGGTGGTATGTTGAAAAAATAAAACTAATATATATTAAATGAGCTCTTGGTTTCAAGACCCAAAACAACTCGTTGATGATAAGAAGGTTCTCGAATTTTGGCCCACAAATGTTCAATCCTCAGCAGACCGCGTGAACGCTGGTTCGAGATTCATAATATATGCGGCGTCCGTGCACTATCTCATTAAGCGCGACGTCCGCATATTCGTTCTTGCCGCGACTGCATTAGGTGTTCTTTATGTAATGGAAAGATCTGGTATGGTTAAGGAAGGTGTACCAAGAGGCGTTGAATATTATGAGAATATCGGGGATGCGTGTCAGCGCCCATCCCGTGACAACCCAATGGCGAATGTATTGATAGGAGACGACCCAAATCGCAATCAAGCGTGTTCTTATCCGAGTGTTCGCGCCGATGCTGATGCGTTCGTCGTCGGAGAAACACCATTTGGACCAGCGAGATCCCGTTCCGCGCTTCCTAAGTACCAACAAAACGCGTTATCGAGACAGTTCGTGACCGCTCCCGTATCTACGGTCGGGGGAGACCAAACTGGATTCGCGGAGTGGCTTTATGGAAAGAAGGGTGCCCCCATGTGTAAATCCGATGGTAGTGTATGTAACCCAAATGCACGTGGCACCCAACTCGAAGCTTTCGCGGGTCTTCAACCAAATGGTGATAGGCGGTAAATAAATCTTTTGTAATAGTAAAATGGCTTACCAATTGCAGCCAGGTCTTAAGTTAGTCCAGAACCCAGCCGTTCCAGTGAACTGTGCGACAGAAGAAGTATTCGTGTATCCCCAGCCCAGTACTCTCAACTATGGTTCGCAAAGACCAAACACTATGTTGTATGGTACGGCGCCATTCATGGCGGGTAAGGGTGCTCCATCAGAATACATCGAAACGAGCGATCAACTCCGACCGCAATCAACCTCTCGGTTCAACAAAGTTCTCGCGAAAACGTACGAACAAAACTTGTTCCCCCTTCAAAACATGGAGTGTAAATTGCCTCTTAGAACCATTTCATATGAACCATTGAGTACGCGTTCCGAAGTACAAAATGGAATGTTTAACCAAAGATACTTAAATAAAAATATCAATAAGAAATAAGAATGGCCGATCCCATATCTGTCGCAGCTATAGCAGGTCTTGTATACGCCGGGCGAAAATTGAGTCAGCCACAGACAGAGATGTACTCCCCAGACCGCCAAGCCATGGAATTACCTGTGTCACCAAAAGTCGAGCTTGTGAAGGAACGACCTATTGAAAATTTACAAATCGATAAGGCGGTTGCATCCAATTTCGGTGATATCGCACCTCAAATGCGAACGAGTGGCGCAGAAGTTCTTGAGATGCGAAACCGAATGAATGACTATAACCGAATGAATAACGTATCCCCCGTCGAGAAGCGCCTCGTTGGTCCAGGTTTGGGTGTGGACCCATCCGTTTCATCGTATGGTGGTTTCCAACAGTTGTTGCGTGTGAACCCAGAGAATGTCGGTGCCTACAAGCTCACGACACTCCCAGGTAGATCGGGTCCAGCGCAGGACACGAAAGGTGGTCGTCGTGGTATAGTGGGCAAGGTCGCACACAACCGCCCAGAGAAAACAGCGTATCTCCCAGAGCGGCTTCCAATGACGCTCGGGCGTTCGCAAGGATTTTCTGGTAGAACTCCGCGTGGTGAACACGAACGAACAAAGCGCACGACCAACCGTGCCGAAACTGGTCTCAGAACTGACACACTGGGTGTGGCGCCCGCGAAGAGATTCATTTCCGCGAATACGGTGTCTCAAGACCCAACTAGAAATAAGAAGGATGGGAATATTGAACAATATCAATACAGAAACCAACCACAGCCCGGTATTCACAGTTATGCACACGGATATCTCGAATCGCCAGAGGTTTCTATCGGACAACGTGGGGCGTACACCACGGAAGAACTCCAGAAATATGGTTTCAGGCCAGATGAACGTCGTGGTAAAGCTAACCGCGCTTCGAACCCAGGTCGTATGAATGTTCGAGCGAATGCACTCAACCAAGGTGGTATGCTTACGTCTGCGCGGTCGGACACAACTCGCGTTGATGGTCGTGTGAACCCAATGGGTGCCGGATGGACGCAACAATACACGAACACGTCGTATCACGACCTCAATACATACAAGGGTAACCAAAACCCACAAGCTTCTCAGGCGAGTCTCAGTGTCGCAAAACGTCAACTATTGAATAACCCATACTCACACCATTTGTGCTAAAAACATCAAATTATAGATTAAAACACTCATTAAAATATTGTCCATGTATTTTAATGAAGGTCCATACCTTAGATATAGATAGTGGTGATAGAGACCCTATATTGTACCCAGATCCAGGTGATTACGTGGTACACCTTAAGAACCCTATTTATGACGTGTCTAAGATAACACTCACATCAGCTCGAATTCACAACAGTCAGTTTCTCATACACGAACGAAATAATACATTTACGATTAACACGGCGTCTTATGTTGAAACTATAAGTATACCAAATGGAAACTATGACGGTGATGAACTCGCGAGTAATGTCGTACAAGTATCAGATATAGTCGATGCCGCGTCATATAATACATATACCAATGATATAGTGTTTTCAAACCTAACAAACGATTTTACATTCGCCTTTTATGGTGGTATACATGGATACGCGTCGTCAAATATATACACGACACCACACGACGTTCTCGGGTTTTCGTCAAATAATGCACACTCTGTGAATAACACACTCAAGACTGGGAGCATAAATGTTCAAGGTGTCGACTCATTCATACTTAAATTAAGTAGTGGTTCGGACGAGTTTAATCAAACGGTCTATTCTGATACGCCCTTTTATACAGGAAGAATACTCGCATGTGGCGATGTAATAAATCATTCGGGTGCAGACGACGTGGTCGAGCACAATTTTGTTTCTGGAACACAAAAAACCATATCAAGCATACGCGTGCAATTTTACTACAGTAGCAACGGGCGACTCATACCGTATGATTTTAGAAATGCAAATCACGTGCTTAAACTGGCCATTGCGTGTTCAACGGATAAACTCGAAAATGTACCTAAAGTTGAGAGAGATGTGTCTCTCCCGCCACCTGTGGACATCCCCGAATTTGAGGATGTACAGAGATGGGATGCATTTGTATCCATATTTCTGATAGTATTGGCGGGTGTCGTGATGCTCATGATGACCAAGAAACAATCTTAGCGGGTAACCGCGTAGAGTGGTTGCGATGGCTTTTGGACACGAGTAGACACACGAGAGACCGTGAGGTAGACGACGATCGACAACAAAGTGGTGAACAAGGCGGTGAGCGTGTAGTTCATGCCACCGTTCTTGCTGACCTTGACGACCTGGTTAACCAACCATCGCACGAGGTCCATCCACGACAAGGCCGCGGCGAAGGAGAAACCCGCGACGACGGCGTTCAAGGATTGCGATTCGAGTTCTTGGCTGATGAGCGTAACGGTTTCAGCGGCGGTAGACATTTTATATAATACTCCTAGAAAAAATTATTCCGGAAGTAATTCTTCTACGACAAGGATTTTCTTGTATTCTTTCTTCTGGTATCCTTTCATGTCTTCCTTTTCAGATTCAGATTCTGAATCTGAATCTGAATCTGAACCATCATCTACTTTGAACTCCTTATACTCAGTGTCCGTCCACCCTTCTGGAGTATCATCATCGTCCATTACTATCAATAGCATTTTTTAAAAGTTCTTCTGTCGGATTCGTCGGTACCCACGAATCCCAAGTATCATAAGCTTCGTTTATTTTATTCATACCCGGGTCATCACCTGTATATCTAGTAAACTCTATGCCCGACTCGTCTATGACGTCAATGTCATTCGCATCATCGTCGTCATCGTCCAAGTCTGGGAAGTATGAACCCACTCGCTGCCCGACTTCATATCTCGCGCAGTATTTCATCGAATATTCCAAATCTTTCACGAGAACTGCAGTTCTCCCACATGCTTTTGAATATTCGCATGCAAGAATCATACCTTTTTCGAGTACAGGTGTGACGATGTTTATCATCGCCTGTGTGTACTGGTTAATTTGTTCGCTCGTATCACCCGCGAGATCGAAACCTGTTTTCATTATGTATCAAATAATAACTTTACGGTTCCGTTCTCCAAACGGAGTATGTTATAACTTTGTGCATAAACTCTAAGTTCTTTGTCGAAATTTGTTGTATAATTAAACAAGCCAACTTTTATAGTTTGGTTCTTTATGGGCGAAAAATTGAGTTGCCCTGTGGGATACCAGCGTTCTGGTTCGAGCGCAAAACTATACAGGTAAAAGCGCCTATACACAGGTGTTCTTGAATGGTGTTTACCAGGTTGTATCGACCGAAGGTGTATCATATCACCAGTCGTGTGGTCGAGTATCTCACTGCCATCAAGGGTCATTTCGAGGTACTTAAGTTGCTCGGAGTTTGTGAATGTAGACGCGTCACTCGTTATGTTTGTATTTGATGAATAATCAAGTGGTGTCGCGAAATCGTTTATAACATTCGTGCGATTTTCGTACTTGTCTTTCACGACAAAAAATAGCTCTTTGACGGAATTTCTGAAATTCGTACGCACTTCATGCTCATTTGCTTTTAGTAAATCGTTGTATTTAGCATCGGTATTCTTGAGTGTAAATGTATTCAGTTGTGTCTGTGTGATGATATAATCCGTGCGTCCTAATTTTGGTTTATTTTCAAGTGATACCATTTCTAAACCGAGATTCGCACTTTTTATAAGTCCAGTTGGATTTTTGCCTATGTAATACGACTCACTTATGAGGTCAGACGTCTCATTCACCGCAAATATACATTCTTCTGCCTTTCTGAATTTTATCACAATTTCTATCTCTTGTTTGGTGATAGCATACAAAGGTACAGCGAGCTCTGGATACTCATGGAAGTAGAATGGAATATCTACAAGATACGACGCATCAGACTTTGACTTAGTAACGAGCTCTTCTCGTAATACACTGTATCTATCGTCAGCGACAGAGAAAATCTGATATGGTTTTCCTAATAATTTAGTAAGACATGTCTGTTTAGACTGGGTGACAAAAAGTTCGGAGTGTATAGCTAACATGTCAGTGGTAAGCCGTTGTATGAGAGTACCTCCAATGTATAAATCTGCATATTCTATCATGGAATGTGCGATTGATTCACAATACGTAATATGGTCATACCCACTCACTAGATTCTGATCTATTCCACCGAGCGTGAGTTTTAAGCGTACACCTTTGATGAGATCACCTTGATTTTGTGGTATAGTACATCTTAGTTCCTCACCGAATTCAATATGACCCGCAAAATCTAAATCGGTATAAAACTTTGAAAAATTTGAATGCTTCTTGAAATTTTTTATAAAATACGTGTATTCCGGGTCATCTGTGAACAGATTGTCCTGTGGACCGGTCGCACCTAATTGGACTCTACCAGCCATTACTATTATTAGTGCCTAAAATTTTAACCCAGCAATACCTCCATTCACGCGCAAAACATTATAGTTTGATGCGTACACGCGAAGTGTATGTGCACTTGATATACTCGGGTCGTCGAGTTCAACTTCGAGAAGTTTGTGTATCACGCGACTCATGTTTACTTGACCCGTGGGATAATACACTTCTGGCTTGAGTGCAAAGCTATATATACCAAACTCGTAGTTTTCGTCGACAGAGTTCGTGTGATGTCGTAGAGGTTGTTCCGCGGATAATTCGAGATTGTCTGCATCTATCACCGTGTTATTATTGAATTTCAAATTCACGCGTTTGATAGGTACGTGTGCTTGTGTATCATCATTCGTCGCGATGAAAAAAAGTTCTTTCACTGGATGTTTAAAATTTATCATCACAGCACGTTTGGAAACACCGGAATCCATGCGTATTTCAGCCACTTGTGTTTGTGTTATTACGTATTCGATAGGTCGAGTCATTATGAAAGCCCGTTCCACATCCGTCAGATACACGTAATCTACGAATAAACTCGCATTTCGAAGTTTGACACCAGACGTAATCGGTGTAGTGCTGTATGTCGATGTACTGAGATCGTATTCCACTGTGAGCTCATCGACAGGTCTAAACTTTAGTTTTATTTCGACTTCCTGTACTGAAAGACCACACGTCGGTATAGCTAAACTTGGATGTTTATTGAAATAAAACGGCAACTGTACCTTATATTTTTGAAAATCTGTGTACTGTGGGTACGTGGCATCGTTAATGATAGGGTAACTATTATGTAAGGTGGTGGCGACAAGAGTAAAGTCCGCGTCATTTTGTGTATAGTACAGTTGATTGTACATGTATATGTATTCGCCAGTGATACGCTGAATCGTTTGTCCACCGATGAGTAGGTCTGCGTATTTAATCATCTTTGTAGGTGTAGACGTATTCCAACGAATCTGTTTTACTTTTAGGGTTATATACTTTGATGCATCGCTCGCGGATGTTATTCTAACATTGTCGTAGGTACCTATGATATTGATCTCTATATTCAAAGTAATTCTATAATTTCCACCCCCCAAGTTCTCTTTCGTGTAATCATTCACACTTACCCCAGTGATATTGAACTCTTCTGTGCTGTTAAACACGTATTCGACCCCTTGGTACACAGAGAGTTCACTCGCCTCCACGGCGTCGACATATAAGGTCGCGTTTGTACTTCCAGTCGCGATAACGTATGAGTGACCTTGTCCGAGTGTGGGTGTAGGTGGCGGTAAATCGATGTTTAGTGTCAGGTCTCGAATCAAATCACCCGATGTGTTTGGTACACGGGCGGAGATTTCATTACCGTACTCCTCGAAGCGTTCGATTGGGATTTCAACTTGTTCGAAAGCAAACTTTGTGTGTCTTCTAAACCTGGAAAGAAAGTGTGAATACTGTGGTTCTTCGGTGATCCACTTGCCCTGGATTCCAGTGGCTGCGAGTAACAGACGACCCGACATTCCTACTATTTGTGAGTAAAATTTTGCGAAATAAAACGATACGCTAATTTAGAATGAACATTCAGTTGCGAAAATTCAATCCATTAAAAATGGAAGATGACCGAATATGCGTCTTCATTGGAAAGCGTAACACAGGTAAATCCACGCTCGTCAAAGACATCATGTACTATAAGAAACATATACCAGCAGGCATCGTTTTATCTGGCACCGAAGAAGGTAACCACTTTTATGGAAATTTTATACCAGACGTGTGTGTCTATGGTGATTACGACGGAGAAGCGGTAGATCGTGTTTTATCCAGGCAAAGAAAGCTCGTGGGTACCAGGGGAAAGAACAAATCAAATGGTGCATTCATGTTACTTGACGATTGTATGTACGATTCAAAATTTTTGAAAGAAACGAGAATTCGTCAATGTTTTATGAACGGTCGACACTTTAACATATTTTTTATGCTGACGATGCAATACGTCATGGATCTCCCTCCCGCACTTCGAGCAAATGTAGATTATGTGTTTATACTCAGGGAAAACATCATACAAAATAGGGAAAAACTGTATAAGTCATTCTTTGGTATTTTCCCATCATTCGATATGTTTTGTAAAGTCATGGACCAATGCACCGAGAATTATGAGTGTCTTGTCTTGGATAACACGGTTAAATCAAACAAAATAACCGATTGTGTGTTTTGGTACAAGGCGAAAATCAGGACGGGATTCAGGGTGGGAAGTCCGCAACTTTGGAGCATGCACAAGAAAACATACAACCCAAAATATTTGGAACAGCAGGAGGCTGATGCGAAGAAGGCGACAAAGAAAACACATCTCACGATTACCAAACGAAAATAACGAATGCGTCACTCTCCAATTTCAAAAACATAGCTCTACATTAAATGTCGACCGACGTTCGAACTTTGAATCTCTCCGAAAATGATGATGGAATGGTTCCATTGACGACATCATTTGTGCAGAATAATCAACTCGAAAAAAATGTGAGCCAAAATAAAGAAATGACCATGGATTCCACACCAATTAATGATATCATGGGCCAACCAGAAATGCCACTCGAACCACCTATGATGGAATCGGACCCACGTGTTCAACAACAGCAGATGGTCATGCAACAGCCAGTTGTCATGCAACCACAGCAACAGCAACAACAGCAAGTTGCTATGCAAACTAAGAACCCTTTCAACCTTACTGATGAGCAGATGCAAGCCGTCGTCGTCGCGGCGTGTACTGCGGCTGCCATTAGTAAGCCTGTACAGGAAAAACTCGCCAACTACGTGCCCCAATTCTTGAACGAACAGGGACACCGAAGCATGGTCGGCCTCGCGGCGACCGGTGCCGTGGCGGCGGGTATTTTCTACGTGCTTAAGAGATACGCGTAATTAGTAATAATGCGTGTACATTGCACCGCCAAATTGAATATTTGCGATGAATAGCCCAACTATGAATGTGGGTATTAAAAGACCGAGTGTAGTCCCCGTGCTTTCAATACTCTCCCCGAATTCCGTGATACTCGTTTTGAGTTTTTCGTTTTGAAGATACGCGATGAAAAGCAAGAATGTCACCACAGACGCAGTGACGACGTATCTATAATCAACGCCAAACTTCTTGAACATACCCGTACCACGCGCGACCATGTTAATAAACAGTGGGGTCACGACCGTGAGTAGAATAGAATTCACCCACTTGCGTGTTTCCGGCTTCGCATTACCGGTCAGAAGTGGTATATACAAAGCAATAAATGTCAATGACCAAAGTAATATCAAATTGCCTATATCAGATTTCATTTATGATAAACACAGATTATTTATCCTGAATGTGCTTACCACAAAACTTGGTTCGTTCTGGTATCTCTTGGTAAATACCTATGGCTATACACATGGCTTTGATCTTATCGTAATTCTCCCAAAATTTCGTGCTATGTGCATATTCGTCGACGGTGCAGTGCGCGAGTTCGTGTATTAACACGTGCATGATTTCATTTGGTTCGCCGTCTATGCATATACCTATTTCGCGCCCCTTGTTTACGTTATACCCAACACTTCCAGCCTGGGCGCGGCGATGTGCCGTGATAGGGATTTCGGTGCACAGTTCTCTGAACTCATCATTTCCTGTGTCGCGTATGTGGTCTCGTAGCATTTGATATCTTTCGCGAACGACACGCAAATTTTCGGGTTGTTTTGTGTTTAAAAATATGTACAAATTTACAATGATGAGAAGGAGTGTGAGTATCATCTCTTATATACGAAGATAAATTTCGAGTAGAGTTCGGAAACTGGATTTCCGCGAAGTGGTTCCCACGTCTCAAGTCTAAAACCTATTTTTTCTAAACGCGTCACGAATAAATCTCTGTGTGCTATCGGTTCGATTTTTGGGCCATCGTGATAGTAAGGTGTGTCTTCGAGTTGTACGAACAATTTTTCACCGAATGCCCCGTGACTCGTGCCTTTCATCAAGAAAAATGTGTCCTTTCCGTAATTTAATGGTGTTTTGAATATCACTTGCTGAGAATCTGGTACAATTCCAAACAGTCTTCCCCCGGGTTTCATTCGCCGCGCAATTTCTTTCGTAGTCTGTTTGAATAATTCTTCGCTTTGAAAAATGTAGTGAATCGAAAAATTATAACACACAGCGTCATATTTTCTATTTGGTGCACTCGTGATGTCACCGAGGTAAAAATTAATGCGCATTTTATACACTTTAGAAGCCCGAGAACGAGCTTCCTCGAGTGCATCTTCGAGTGGTTCACATGCACTCAAGTTTACCCCACACTGCTTGAACTTACCTATGTCTCCCCCGAAACCACATCCTACGTCTAACACGGCGTTACCTTCTCGACACACACGTGTTATGAGTTCCCTCTTTTCTTGGTTGTGATACTTTCGTATCTCTTCCATCACTTAAAAGTTTAGACCTTACTATAAGTATGAAACCTTTCCTTAAGTGGGTTGGTGGAAAAACGCAATTACTCGAGCCCGTCTTAGGTAGTTTTCCAAAAGAAATAAACGATTATCACGAAATATTTGTGGGTGGTGGGAGTGTATTGTTTGCTGTGTTGGATAGATGCGATGTACGGGGTAAGATACACGCGTACGACCTCAATGGGACACTCATAAACGTATACAAGGATGTACAGTCTCGACCAAAAGAATTGTACACAGAAGTCACGAAACTATTTAATGTGTATGATGGATTAACTGGTACGGATATCAATCGAAAGCCATCGAATGAAGATGAAGCGATGACATCCAAGGAGAGTTACTATTATTGGGTAAGACACCTGTACAATTCAAACGTTGGCGACCGGTCGGCTATGTTCATATTTCTAAATAAAACCTGTTTTAGGGGTGTGTTCAGGGAAGGTCCAAATGGGTTCAATGTACCGTATGGGCATTATAAAAGTACGCCGCAATTCGTCACACTCGACGAATTTGAAAAAATATCGAAGAGTATACAACGTGTGGAGTTCGTACACTGTGACTTTAGGGATGCAATCGCTCGTGTCAAGTCCGGTGACTTCATGTATCTCGATCCACCGTATGCACCGGAAACAAAAACATCTTTCGTGGGATACACAAAAGATGGATTCGGAATGAAGGACCACGAAGAATTATTTGCGTTAACGAAGTCGTGTGGCGCTAAATTTACGATGAGCAATGCGGGTGTAGATTTAGTTCGTGCATCGTTTTGTGATTACAACATATCTGATGTAAAAGCGAGACGGGCTATAAATAGTAAAAATCCGGAAGCGACTACGACTGAAGTGATCGTTCGGTCATCCAATGATTAACTTCAGATTCATCTAATGTGTAGTATGCCGGGAACAATGTCCACTTATGTGTTTTACGATTGATGTGCATCTTCCATGAAACGTCGCCATGTTTCGCGAAAAATACTTTTATACCGTATTTTTCGTTAAATTTTATAGGTATTTCATATTTTTTCTGTTTGAACCACCAATCATTTACGATAAATGCGAGATGGAAATTCACACCCGGGTAAAGGTGACGATACTCTTCGAGTAGACACGGACCGGTGCGAAGTTTTTCGTCGACAGAGCCGGGTATTATTTGGTGTTTACACTCGAAAAGGATTACCGTCTTTCTATCAGAACTGACGTAAGCGCCATCTGGTTTCTTATCGTGTTCCCAATATGTATCTTTTAGGTCAGACATGTGATTCATGAAATCGGATTGTTTCAAGTATACAAATGTTTTGTCGCCTATCACATATTTCTGTCCGGGTATATGATTTCGTAAGACACATTTTTCAAATGGTAGACCACTCGCATTCGTGTTTGATCCACCGTCTCCATGTGATATCATGTGTGGTATATATACGAATTATTTCTTTATATATAGAGTTTCAGACCAAAAGACGAGAATAAGTGCGAAGCAACACCATGTTTTTTCAATTTTAAAAACACAAAAAACTTTTTTTATTTTTTTCGATCCTTTTCAAAGAAGAAAGCGTAGAAAAAAATAATTTTTTTTATTTTTAATTTTGGGATTATATACACGGAGTAAATTGTAAATAGATATCAAATAGGTATAACCTCTATATAACCTCGTCAATTGGTCTAAAATAGGTATACTAAATTTTAATATTCTAAGTATTTTGGTACTTTTTCAATTTTAAAAACACAAAAAACTTTTTTTATTTTTTTCGATCCTTTTCAAAGAAGAAAGCGTAGAAAAAAATAATTTTTTTTATTTTTAATTTTGAATTTAGAAAAATCTCATAAAAACATTTTCCGGTGAAACGTTACCACAAGACCAATTGTAAACGTAACAGTGATTATGACCATTACCCTCCATAAATTTTGAATCACGAAGTGTACTGTGTTTTAAACCAACGTCGAGTGTATTATAAACATCGAAACCCGCATTGCGTGCGAGAATCGCCGCTGATTTAAGCTCGTCACCCGTGTCATAAAACATGTATGCCTGTTTCACACGAATACCAGTTTTGACGGAAGTGTATGGAACACAGTAATAACTCGTGACATGTCCCGCCTCATCTATGTATGAATGTACCACATCTTTGATTGAAATCAACCACCGTGTTACGTATGCCTCGTCTATGACGGGCGCTATCGCATATTTAGACAAATGTCTATTGAGTATACGTGTTACGCGTGGTACGTCTCGTTTCATAATAAACGAGTGTGAAGTACCCCCGATGAGACGATGTGGGCGTTCGCGTTCTTGTGAAAATTTAGCCTTATTGAGTTTGGGTACATTGAGAAGTCTGTGCCAGTACCGTGTCTTCGCGATGGGTGTGGGTAACTCCGCGACAGCCGTATACACGGCTTGCCATATTCCGACCGCGTTAGCTCTTCTACGTATTTCGGATATGAGCAGAGGCGCGAGGCGTTTGTTTCGAATCGTATCGTGTACACACAGAAAGTTAATCTGTAGAACGTCGACGACTTTATCGTGTATCCTATATTTAGAAGGTACACCCGAAATAAAACCAACGAGCTTCCCACCACTTTTGGTTCGAAGTCCGAGGTTCCAATCTGGTTCGGTGGCCCATTCCACGAACTCTTTCGTGTATTCGAGTGAAAAGTGTTCGTCTCGTATGTAATGTGCACTCAGTAGATGCGCCGCCTCGTCGATGGAACACACAGACCATTCATATTCTTCGGGGAGTTCGATGGGTGTTTCATTGTATGTTCTCGAAGAATCGATTTCACCTATATAATCCCCGTGTGCACGTGGCATGGGTTGTGTATTCCAAAATGAGTGCATTTATATCAATACGTGATTTGTTTTTAACCTGGCTTAAAGTTTTAAAACGAGTATTTCTTAGAAAATGTCGCTCGAACAAGATTACACTACCGTCCCCGGTCAACTCTACGCCTGTCTTTCTGTGGTAGGCCCAGAGTGTCCACAAAAGAATGATAAGTTTGGTATCAAGATTCGTGGTGCGTTCAACTCCCGCGAAGAAGCCGCGTCTCATGCGAAGCGCCTCCAAAAGGAAGACGCGACGTTTGATATTTACGTGGTCGACATGTATAAGTGGCTATTGATCCCACCCGACCCGACTGCTATCGAGGACGTACACTACACGAATGAAAAGCTCGAGACGTTGATGTCTGGATACAAGGAAAACCAACAAATGGCGGCGAAGATGTTTGAAGAACGTAAGCGAGACATGATGGATGCTGGTGCGAACACATTCATCAAGCCGGGTGATGAAAACTCAAAGTATTACACGAAACCCGATGAAAAGCCAATCAGTCACCCAGCCGAAGTATTGGAACGATTGAAGAAAGAGAAGCCAGACGTCATCATGGAAGAACTCATCAAGGAAGCGGATGAAATCGTCGCGAAGGAAATTGAGGCGCGAAAAAAACTACGAGAAGCTGAAGAGTCAGCGGAGGCGCAAATCGCGGTAGCAGAAGACAAAGAAGAAGAAGTGAACTCGAAGTAAATAAAAAAATGAGCATATAATAATTATGTTGACCATCGCACTTAACGTGGTGACCATACTTATCGCGCTATACATATTCGGTTTAAACACAAGAGACCGTCAGGTCATGGAGCTTAAACGGAAGATGGAAGAAGAAGATCCATACGTGTCTGCAACAGAAGTCGCAGAAGCTGCATCTAAAGACCCTCTCGTCGTGAGTCGGGCGTATTTCCTAGAATCGAGGGACGAACCAACGACCGATTTCAAAGGATTCTCATCCCGGTCGAAGGATAACTGGTTGCATGGTTTTCCCCATGAAGAAGCCTAATATAAAAGCCACAAAAATAATGGTATACGCCGTTTTATCGAGTGTCGCAAATATATCAACCTTTTCAGATTGGTATTGGTGATGCATAGGTGGAGGTGGGGGAGGTGGATAATAATACATGGGCTCTTGTTCTTGTTGTTCCTCTTGCCCGCGTTCACTCTCTTTATCCATGATATCGGGTGTGTATTCGATTGGATTTCCTATATCACTCTCCATTTATAATCTGGCGAATTATTTTTTTAAGTATATTATTCCTCATCTTCACTCTCGCAATCATCATCGTCTATGACAAATCCGGCCAAATTCCCGTTTTCGTCAGCGTCTTCATCATCAAATTCGGATTCGGATTCGGATTCGGATTCGGATTCGGATTCATAGTCATCTTCATCGAAGTCTTCGTCTTCGTTGTCGGTGAAATCATCCTCAACCTCTTCTAAAATTTCGAGTCGTTCCGGTTGTTTGGAAATTCGCCCTGAGCGGGTTCTAAATGTACTCATTTGTATACGATTAGCATTACATCTTTAAGTCCTTCTATATATGTTTTCAAATTCAGCGTTTATCTTTACTATTAACTCGTGTATCTCCTCAACGACCGATGTATCACCGGACACGGATTCAAGTGCTAAATCTTCCAAATTTACGAGTCCGCGTTCTAAAAGTTTTCTCGATATATCTTCGTGTCCATTGTATTCTCTCGCCATGTTTATATTGGCGAGAAACTCTCTATAGAGAACTTCACTCAGACCCGAATACTTGTGTGTCTTCCTTATGAGATCATCGAGTATTGTTGGGGATGTACCCCTCTTTACGAGTTTAGATGACATGTATATGACTGCGATGAGAAATGCAAGTGCTAACATCTATAATTTACTTGCTATTTTATCTATAAGCATATGTACGCGATTTTTGCATTTACAGATTCGCTTAATTTCGCTTTTAGATATCGAAAAGGTACACATCTCCTCACACACTTTACACGTGTAATCAGAAGACACTGTGTATCTCCTGATACCTTTGTCTTTTTTGATGTCTCGCACTGTCACGTCACATCCATTTACCATATACTTTTGAATGTAGTTCTTGAGCTCATTTTTAACTACA